AATACAGATGGACTATCGTTCCGAACGGTAGCGGAGTGACATACGGACAAATCAACATCAAGTCGAATTATTCCATCATCTGCGATTCGACCACCAATTCACTCACGGGTGATTTGTATATGGACTTGGACATCGGAGAAGCCTATCGAATCGAAAACGGGAACGTGGTGTCTATTAACAACTTCACCAACTTAGGCGGTGAACTTCCGACACTTCCCCCGGGATCAACAACGATTAGTTTTGACAACACAATCAGCAATGTCGAAATCACTCCGAGGTGGTGGCGCGTATGATACCGATTCTATTTGAAAGAAATGAGACCGCCTTTAATAACAACGGTTTATGCAGATTAAGAGATTGCATCGACGCAAGGGTCTCCGAAGAGAGAAATCGTATATATGAACTCGACTTCTTTTATCCCGTCAACGGTGCGAACTATAGTCAAATACAGTTCGGCAGATATGTCGGAGTCACTCACGAAGAGTCCGACGATATTCAGCCGTTCAAAATCGTATCTGCTACAAGACCGATAAATGGTATAGTTTCGTTCCATTGCACTCATATCTCATACGAACAGAATCAAATCGTCGTTAGTGGCACGAATATCAATTCACTTGCGGACGCATTCACTTTATTGGGAACGGCACAACCGCAGAACAGATTTTCCTATGAGTCGGACTTCACTTCTTCGGGATATATGGCTTCAGCTGACGGAACTCCCCGAACGGTTAGACAGATGTTAGGCGGTGTCAAAGGGTCAGTATTGGATACCTACGGAGGTGAGTTTGAATGGGATAAGTTTAGGGTCATCCTCCATCAATCACGCGGAGAGGTCAAGGACTTCGCTATTAGGTACGGAGTCAATCTCCTCGACTACAATGATGACACAGACTACCAAGGGACATTCACGTCCTGCGTCGCATATTGGAAGGGGACGGATGGCGAGATCGTATCGGCAACCGCGTCACTCGATGAGGATGGATACGATGGAACTGATATACGCATTCCGTTGGATTTGACGGATAAGTTTGAAGAGAAACCTTCCGTCGAGAACTTACAGACCGAAGCACTCTCATATATGCGTAGAAACCAAACGAACATCCCTGCGCAATCTATCAAGGTGGACTTCGTACGGCTCTCGGAAATGGGCGAGTTTTCTGCGTTCCAAGATTTACTCAAGTGTAAGTTATGCGACACGATAAAGGTCATCTTCCCGATGTATGACGTATCAGCTTCGTTCAAGATAGTAAAGACAGAATGGGACGTGCTTGCCGGACGTTATGTCGGAATGGAGTTAGGCACACTTTCGACCACTTTATCCGAAGCATTAGGACTCACAGACACTTTGAACGCAAAATCCGACCAAGTGGATTATATCGTTGAGAGCGGAGACGAAGGCATTTGGACGTATGAGAAATATGCGAGCGGAATCTTCAAGTGTTGGGGGACTACATCAGTTCAGCCTACATCGAACACCACTTCGGGTCAGCTGAATTACTCGAACGCGATAACCGTTCCGTTACCGTTCACCATCGTATCGGGCGAAGCAAATGCAAACGCGTCAAATATGCTGATGTTCTGCTCAAACATAGAAGTCAACACCACGTCCGTAGGATTCCGTCTCGCAAGGGTATCGAGTGCGGTATCGACATCAACACCGACCACAGTTCACTTATCGGTAAATGGTAAATGGAAATAAAGGAGACACAGAATGGAAAACACACTTTTAAACTTGATCCCGAGTTCCTATATTCCTGAAGTCCATCTCTCGCAGTATGACATCGGCAGGGAACTCACATTCAAACTGATGGACGGAAACACGGAATATTCCGTCCCGAGCGGTGCGGTAGTTACCGTAAAAGCCACCAAGCCGAGCGGTCTCGGTTTCGTAGTAAATGCAGAAGCCGACGGGAATATCGTGACCTTGAGCAACACCGAAACGATGACCAACGAGTCGGGCAGATTCTCCGCAGAACTGTCAATCTCAAACGGCTCGACCCTTCTCGGCACATCCAACTTTATATTCAATGTCGAACGTTCGCCTCATCCCGAAGGCACAACAGACGGAGACGCGGAGGCACTTATCCCCGAGCTTACTTTATTGATAAACGAAGCACGTTCTTTAGTTGAACAAGCAGAAGAAACCGCACAGACCGTGACGGGGCTTGAGCCGAGAGTTTCAGCGAACGAGACCGCGATAAATGTCCTTGACGCGAGAATGAACGCCTTCGCAAGCCTTCCCGATGGGTCTACCACGGGAGACGCGGAACTTATTGACATAAGAGTCGGAGCGGATGGGACGATATATCCAACAGCAGGGGACTCGGTAAGGGGACAAATAACTGCGTTGGAGGATGTTCTCAACATTAAAAGAGAAACCGAAACAGTATACAACTCTTATGCTTCCGATGGTAATGCGTGGGCAAATATGAGTGTTGCTCCGTTTATAACGCATTTGATGGACTATACGGGCGCACCGTTTAATATCTCGGGTATAAAACTGCAAATAATGAGAGCAGGGACTTTAAGCATCGGAGTAATTCCCAAAAATAAAGTCGTTCAAGGTGGCACTTTCGACCCGAACGATGTTACAAACTTACGAACGGTATCATTTAGCGAAACGGGAGTACGGTCAATAAGTTTTGAACCTTTTGAGCTTGACAATGATCATTATCTAACTTTTGGCACTACAACAGACACTTGCCAATTCTTATACGGTGGTACAAATACACCTGATGTGGCATTTCTGTATGTGTCAGGTGGAAGGTACACATTTGGTAGTTCAAGACTCGGTGTGGACGTTTTCACCACAAAAGTCGGAATGATTGGCAAAAGTACGTACAATGGGAAAACCTTGAGCATTCTTGGGGATTCCATAAGCACATTCGACGGTTACATCCCGTCGGGCAATGCAACATACTATCCAAGTGGAACTGTTCAGCAAGTCACGGACACTTGGTGGAAAAAGCTGATTGACGCGCTTGGAATGACATTAAAAGTTAATAACTCTTGGAGTGGCTCGAGAGTTACCGATACAAACGGAACGGCAAGCGCAGGATGTGGGGATAGAGCGGAAAGCCTTGGGGAAGACCCCGACGTCATTATAATATGGATGGGAATAAATGATTTTAATGGCGAAGTAGCTTTGGGAACATACAACGGTCAAACTACGATTCCGACCGCCACGAATACATTTAGAGAAGCCTATGCCGTTATGTTAAATAAAGTCTTAACTAAATATAAAAATTCCGAAGTATGGGTCTGCACTTTGCCACAATGCGAGAGGAACGCAGAAACGGGATTCCCCGAAGTAAATGGCAACGGCATAGCATTGATCGAATTTAACAAGGCGATTGTCGAACTTGCGAATGCGTTCGGAGTGAAAGTGCTTGACCATAACAAATGCGGTCTTACATATCAAAATATGCCCGTTTACAACCCCGACAATCTGCATCCTAATAAAGAAGGGCATTCATTAATCTCAAATAATGACATATGGCAGATGGATAACTTTGTAAGAACGAGATATTAAACAATCGAATAATCACGGGGACTCTTCGGAGTCCCTTTTAATTGGAGGCAATTATGAATCCTAAAATATTCAATCAAGGGGATGTGAGATGGGCAAGCCTTCCGTACCCAAAAGACCCGTGGACGGTCAAATCGGACGGGTGCGGTCTGTGTGCGGTCACCCATTGCGCTATCGAACTCGCCAAGTATTGGAACTATACACCTAAAGACACCATATCCTTTATGCGCCAGTACGCAACGAACGGAAACGGAACGGAATGGGTAGGAATCGACAAGGGACTTGAGAAGTATTTGGGCAACTATATGCGCCACTACTCAATGAGTTCATTTTGGAGCGAACTGAACAAGGGCGACAGAGTAGGGGTCATTTTATTCGGCTCAAGCATTGCCCCGGACGGAACGCAATGGACGAAGGGCGGTCATTATGTCGCATTCGTAGACTACAAGTATGAGAGCGGTCAGCATTGGCTTTATACTAAAGATTCCTCATATCGTCACCTTGACGGATGGCATTCATACGAACGGTCAATGAAGGGATGTATCCCGAACGTATTATGGACGGCAAAGATTATGAAGAACGGATGGAAAAAAGAGGGCGGTTATTGGTATTACTACGATAACGGGACTCTCGTTAAAAACGAATGGAGAAAAGACTCAAAGGGCAAGTGGTTTTATCTCGGTAGCGATGGCAAGATGACCGTATCATCTTGGGTCAAATGGAAAGACGAGTGGTATTATCTCGGCAAGACGGGAGAGATGGCTACCAACGAATGGATAAAAGACTCAAAGGGATGGTGCTATGTCGGAGCTGACGGAAAGATGTTAAAAGGCTCTTGGGTCACTTGGAAAAATGGCGCATACTATCTCGACGGTGAAGGTCATATGGTTACGGGATCACGGAATGTTCCTTGCACATTCGATTCTAAAGGGAAGCTGGTGACGAAGTGAACGTGGATCAGTTATTGACTTTAATCGGAATAGTCCTCGGCTCAAATGTTCTCGGTCAATTGGCTATGGAGATCTATAAGTCCAAATCAAAGAAAAAGACACCGACCGGGATCATTTTGAAATCCATCTGTCGGAGCCATCTTCTGTCCAATGCCGAAAGATACAAGTCACAAGGATACATCGACTCGGAAGAATATGACGACATAATGGAAGAGTACGAAGCATATATCGACCTTGACGGAAACGGACGGGTCAAAAGAGAATACGGAGAGGGAGGGACGTTAAGGTCTCTCCCCATCAAATAGGAGGCTTATATGAAAGAAGCAATAACGAAGCTGCTCAAAATCAAGTCGATCGTGACGATCCTGCTGACACTTACATTCGTAGCGGGTGTATTACTTCAGCAGATAATGAGCTGGGAACTTCCTGAGGCGCTTGTGAACATCTACATGATGATCATTGGCTTCTACTTCGGCACCCAGATAGGCAAGGACGATACGAACGGTCCTGCAGCATAACAGCCAGGCTCGAGAGGGCCTCGGTCTTCTCCTTAACAATATACTACTACAGTAAGAGGCCCGGGGCGATGTGCTCCGGGCTTTTTACTTTAGGAAATGATTGAAAGCCTCATACAAGGCTCTGCTTTGCGTTTTTAGCGAGTTTTTACGAATAGTCGAAGAACTAATCACTTGAACTTAGATTCTTCTAATTTCAGTGAAAAACTGATACCCTCGAATACATCAAACCGCATCAGAAGGCTCCAGTAATGAGATCCAGCGACAACTTTTTTAACGTCTCCGCGCATATCCGGAGCGAACTCAGACGGAACGTATCCGATATCGAAAAACTCTTTGCTACGGCCTTTAGGCGCTGCATACACTTTCAACGCGTTCGGATCTGACTCGTTATCAGGCTCCGGAACGACCTTGCAGCGAAGATATTCGGAAACTTTGCACTCGTTCAGATTTGTTCCGGTCGCTTCTAACAGTTTGCGGATGCCTTCCACGTGTATGCTCCACGAGCGCACCTCGATAGGGTACGTAACCGAGCGGGTGCTGGTTTTCGTTTCTGTTTGCTTATTGATTTTACTGAACAATCCCATAATAACACCTCCATAGCAATTATATCACGTTTTCCTTGTTGACAAAAGGATAAAATGGGATTATTATAAATATAGTGATTCGATCAATTGCATATACTGACAGGGCGGTGAGGGAAGACCTAAACCGCATTAAAAATAGCGCTAACTATTCCTAAAATCATAAAGGTCGGCAATTTTTCCGACCCATATTACAAGGATACCAAAAGGGCAGGGGATAGTCAAGATAACAACTGCATATGCAATTCGAATCACCAAAATATAATGAATCTTATATGGAGGTGATTTTTTAATGAGAAAACGTGTTGTGAAGCAATTCGCCATCGTCCAGGGAGACTCGGCTCAGACATTCACAGACGAACTTAACAGGAAGCTGATAGAGCTGGAAGGAAAGGACATCTCTATCGACTTCTACGAGAACTTCCTCGGAGCGAGGATCTCCTGGCCCGAGAACATCGGAGAAGAACCCGAGACGGTAGAAGAAGAATACGAAGTCCTCGGGGCGGGGTTCCGCTGCAACCAGTGTCCCATGTTCCAGCTGCAGCTCAAGTCAGACGGAACCGCTGACAGCCGTGCCAAATTCGGCAGATGCGTTTTAAAAGACTACGGCAGAGTATGTGGAACGTCAAGGGCGTGTGAGAAGTTATATCAAATGATCCAGGCAGGGGAGGTGCAGTTATGTTTAGCAGATTAAGGAAGAAGATCGGAGTGGCGCTCGTATTAGTTGGATTTGTTGCCCTTATAGGGATGGCCGGGGCGGATGACGTGGCCGTAGCAAATGGAGTACATTCTCCTATGTTGCCGCTGTTACTCAAAGGCATCCTGTTCCTGGCTATGATGGGAACCGGAGCGGTACTGATCGGAGGCGAGACGGATGAGGATAGTTTATAAGAAGCCAGGCGAACCCGCAGAGGCCCGTAACGTTCCGAACGAATTAGATGAATGGCAGAAGCTCGTTGGCGGATACATCGAGACGGTTTACCTGACGCGGGATCTAATAATGATAGCGAACGAAGAGGGCTTATTGTTGGAGTTAGCGCCGAACTTCAAATATCACGGACAGATGATAGTCGGCCCGGTCGTATTCGTCGGAGTAAAGGATGACGAGTTCATAGACATCGACCGCGACTGGGAGCGGAAGATAATCGAATACTATAGGGAGGTCTGAGATGAGAAAGCCAAAGGAGAGGTACAAAGTCTATCTCGTTGGTAAGGGCGTAGGCTGTTATGCAGAAGACTACTGCAATGACTTTCTGGGAGAGACCTGGGCTGTATCAGAGAAGCAAGCAATAAGCCAGGTAAGGTATAGGAAAGGTGGCGGGCCGAGCGCTTGGATACTCGGTGACCGCTTGGACGAAGGGGCTGTATATTTCAGCTTCAAAGCGATTAAGGAGGAGAGAGCGTGAGAGACACAGAATACTACAGAAACAGAAGAGCGTATATCGAGGGCTTATGG